CCAGTGTTTTTTATGGTCGCTTTCAATGTTAAGAATAAATTGATTTAAGGATTCTAAGAAATTTTTTTGCTCGCTTATAGTTTGTTTTAAGTTTTTCATAATTTGTTTTTGTTATTTGTTAATAAATTGAATAATTAGTTGTTGAATTTTAAATATCTTAAACATTCCGTTTTATTGTTTTCCTGCTCTTTTTTTAAACCGTCACACCTTTTTTTATTAAAAGAAAACCAAACCTCAAATGTGACCCCTTCGTTTAATGTTTCGCTTTCCAGAGTTAATTCCCAAGCTTTAGAAATATAACCCTTTTTAAATAGTTTAAATGCTTCTATCGATAATTGCTGATTACTCATAATTTGTTTTTTTAGTTTGTTAATAAATTGATAAGCTGTTTATTTCTTATTCAATATAATTAGTATATAATTACAATTTATAATAAGCAAGAATTATTTTCAATTATTTTCAATTATTTTGTGAGCCTTACTCATTGCTGGCTTCATAGCTTAATAAAAAAAAACTTGACTTATGAAAAAGATGTGGTAAGATGCAAAAAAGAAAACAACAAAAAGAATAAGTAAAAACAATTAAAGAAAAAAGAGCTGACAACTATCATCTCAAGCACACACTTTTTTTTTGGTGCTACCTTTTTTTTAGTGTTTTATGCTAACAAATGCAATTGAAAAAGCAGAAATATTAGTTTTTTTGTGAATTGTGTTTTTAGATATTGACTTATTAATTAGAGATGATAAAAAGTTTGTTAATTAATTGATAAGTGTTAATTACAATTGATAAGAGATGATAAAAGTTTTGCATTGCTAACTTATTAACATCGCGCGAGTAAAAAATAATCTTTAAATCATGTCAAAAACTCAAGAAATAAAAGAATATAAAAAAATAAATCGTGAAGCAACTATTGATTTGCTAAACAAGAATAAAGAATCTTTATTTAGAGATATTGCAAATAATAAATCATACAGACAGCTTGCAGAACATTATAACATCCATTTGCCTTATTTACACTATTATTTAAATCTAGAAGAAAATCAACAAGCTAAACAAATTGCCCTGCAAATAGCATCTTATCATCAAATAGACGAAGCTAAACAATATCTTGAATCAATACAAGCTGATGATACTCATGCAAGTGTCAGGAAGAAATCAGAGCTTTCACAATTTTCTACTTATCTTGCTAAAGTCAAGAATCGCAAAGAATTTGATTTAAATTATAAGTCAAACGATGCCGAACATATAGAGCCTGCAAGATTTGAAATAATCTTGAATAATAAATAATTTTGCAGGTATCTTTACATAAAAGACAATCCGATTGCTTTATTTCTATTGCCACAGAAATATTATATGGCGGAGCGGCAGGAGGTGGAAAGTCTCATTGCATGCGAGTTATAGCAATCTTTTATGCTCTCAGTGTCTCAAATATTCAAATTTACTTGTTTCGCAGATTAAGCGAAGATCTTAAAAAGAACCACTTAGATGGCTCAAGCGGTTTTACAAGCTTATTAGCTGAATACATTGAAAGTGGATTTTGTCGTGTTAATCTTAGCACTGCTCAAATTATTTTTAAAAACGGGTCTAAGATTAATCTTTGTCATTGTCAATATGATAAAGATGTTTTGAAATATCAGGGGGTTGAGATTAATTTATTGCTAATTGATGAGTTGACACATTTTAGCGAGAAAATTTATAAGTTTCTTCGTAGTAGGGTTAGATTGGGGGGGTTAACAGTTCCAACACATTTAAAACAATCGTTGCCTAAAATCATTTGCTCTAGCAATCCGGGAGGGATCGGGCACGAATTTGTTAAATCTTATTTTATTGATAACAAAAAGCCAATGGAAATTTACAAAATGGCAAAAGATGAAGGGGGGATGTCTCGACAATTTATCCCTGCTAAACTCTCAGACAATCCAACGATGTTAGAAAATGATCCACTCTATGCAGATAAACTTTTAGGGCTGGGCGGATCGCTAGCTCAAGCAATGTTAAATGGTGATTGGGATGCCATTGACGGTGCCTATTTTGATAACTTTGATAAAAATAAGCATATTATTGAGCCGTTTTTTATTCCTACCGAGTGGTTTAAGATTAGGGCTTTTGACTGGGGCTATTCAAAGCCTTTTTGTGTGCTTTGGGGTGCGGTGTCGGATGGATCGCTTGTTGATTGTGGCGGCATAAAACGAAGCTTCCCGAGGGGTTCAATTATTATATATCGTGAGTTCTATGGTTGCACTGGCAAGTCAAACGAAGGGCTTAAAATGCATGCCGTAGATATTGCTAAGAATACAAAAGCAATGCAACAGGGCGAAAAAATGAATGACATGGTCGCGGATCCTGCAATTTTTGATGTCTCAAGCGGTGAAAGTATAGCCGACCAGATGGCAAAAGAAAAAATACATTGGAGACCAGCGGATAATAAACGGGTTGCGGGCTGGCAACAAATAAGAGCAAGATTCAGCGGAGAAGATGGTAGACCTTTATTATATTTTACAAACACTTGCAAAAATTTAATTAGAACATTGCCAATAATGCAATATGATAACAGTAAGCCTGAAGATTTAAATAGTGATTTAGAAGATCATGCCGTTGACACTCTTAGATATCTTTGCCAGTCTCGCCCCATTGTTGTTGAAATTCCAAAGTCTCAAATGGCTCTTGAGGAAGAATGGTATAAAGATTTTAATCCTAAAAATTACTCAACAAATAGAAAATAATTATTGACTATTATAAAATTATGTTAAAAATGCAAAATAAAGGCTTGCATGCGTTAAAACATTACAAATTATTAGATTTATCGTAAATGCAAGCTAACATCCAAGTCGAAAAAAAAGAAGATTTAACACACTCTAAGGGAGATGCTGGATTAGTAGAGATTTGGACAAAAGAAATTGAAAATGCTATTAATTATGAAAAAAAATGGCATGATGAAGCTGATGCCAACTTTACAATATACAATAACGAAGGGCAAAGCGAAGATAGATATAATGTTTTTTGGTCTAACACTCAAACACTCCGCCCACTTTTATTTTCAAGACTTCCTAAAACAAACATTACTCAACGATTTTTAGATACCAACGAAATTAATCGCATTGCTTCTGAGATGATGGAACGAACAATTGATTTATATTTAAAAGATTCAGACGCTGAAACGGTAATTAGTAAATGCCGTGATGATTTTTGTATTGGCGGTCGCGGTGTAGGTCGTGTATGTTATGACCCAGAAAACGAAGTCGAGTTAGAAGATGGCTCAATAGAAATGGATGATTCTGAAAAGAAATGTCGCATTGAATATGTTGATTGGAAAGATTTTGCAATGTCAACAGATAAAGAATGGTGTAATGTTCAGTGGATAGCTTTTAGACATTATAAAAATCGCAATGAGTTAATTGAAGATTTTGGAGAAAAAAAAGCTAATGCAGTTGAGTTAAATGCTACTAGATTAAATGATAATAAAAACAAAAATAACGAAAATGAATTATTTAAAATGGCTGAAGTCTGGGAAGTTTGGGACAAAAAAAACAAATCAGTTTTATTTCTTACAATTGGCGGTCGCGGTGTTTTATTATCAAATGAAGAAGATCCTTATAAATTAAGAGATTTTTTTCCAATTGCATCACCTCTTGGCTCTAATTCAAACCCCATTGATTTAAGACCAATACCGCTTTATAGACAATACAAAACACAAGCTGAAGAACTTAACATAATCGACACTCGCATTCGTTCATTAGTAGAGCAATGCAAGGTAACTGGAATTTATTCATCTATTGCTGAAGCTTCTGATATGGAAGGTTTATTCAATGGTAATGATGGCTCTTTTACTCCTATGTTGTCAACTGGAAATCAAAAAGTTCAAGATTTAATAATGTTTAAGCCACTTGGTGAAATTATTGCGACAATTTCACAACTTAACGACAGAAAAGACCGTGTTATATCTTCGATAAGAGATATTACAGGAATTTCTGATATTGTGCGAGGCGTTACTACAGCTTCAGAAACCGCCACCGCTCAACAAATAAAAGGAAACTTTGCAATTAGCAGAATCCAACCTTTACAAAAAGAGTTAGAATTTTGGGTTAGAGATTTAATTAGATTACTTTGTGAACTTACGGTTGAAAATTACACAATTAAAGAGTTGATGGAAATGACTCAACTTAAAATTGTTGACATTAAAGCAATTGAAAGAGCTGAACAACTAAAATTAGATTTCTTATTAAACGAAGCTAAAAGTTTAACTGATCCCAATAATCCTGAAGAAGTTGCTAGGTTAGAACAAATGAATGAACAAGCTAAAGAACAATTCAAAAAAACAATGAAAAAGCCTTTAGAGGATTTAAAAGGCTATGCTATTACACCAGAGCAAATTCCAGAATTAGAAAAACTAATTAAAAATGATAAATTAAGAACTTTTGCAATTGATGTTGAAACTGATTCAACAATAAAAATTGACCAGCAACAAGAAAAAGCTGATAGAATAGAATATATTCGCTCAATTAGTGAGTTTTCTAACTCTTTTTTTCCAATGGTTCAAGCTGGAATTATTACTCCCGATGCATTTAAACAGTTTATGCTATTTATTTCTAAGCCATTTAAAGTTGGTAGAATGGTTGAGGAGTCTTTAGTTGCTCAAGAAGAGCAAGAGGCAAAAGGACCAAGTGTTGAAGAAATGCTCGCTCAAGCTGAGATTCAAATTAAACAACAAGAATTACAACTTAAAGCTCAAAAACAAGAAATTGACGCACAATTTACACAACAAGAATTAGATATTAAAAAAGCAACATTGTTGCAAGAGCAAGCAATTCATCAAGATAATTTAGAATTTGAAGATTCTAACAAAGCGGCTGATAGAGAACATCAATTAGTAAAAGATATTACAGGTGCAAGAACGGCTTTGATGAACTCGCAAGCAATGGCACAAACTGAAAATTTAAATCAAACTATAAGAGAATCTAACAAACAAACTTTTATTTAGGAGGGCTATGAAAAAATCTACAAAAAAAGGTGGTAAAAAAGGTGGAAAAGGTTATTAAATAATAATTTAATAATAATTTTTTTTAAAAATAAAATTTAATCAATTATGAAAAAAGGTTTATACGCTAATATTGCTGCTAAAAAAGAAAGAATAAAAGCAGGCTCTGGCGAAAAAATGAAAAAAGCAGGAGCAAAAGGAGTACCTTCTGCTAAAGATTTTAAAGACGCTAAAAAAACTGCCAAAAAATAAACATGCCAAAAAAAACTGTAAACTTAAGTCTAAGCAAAGGCGATAAATCTCCTTCGGGTGGATTAACCGCAAAGGGCAGAGCAAAATATAATAATGCTACTGGAAGCAATTTAAAGCCACCAGTTAGTGCAAAGCAAGCAAAAAAAAGCCCTACCGATGCGAATCGTAGGAAATCTTTTTGCGCCAGAATGTCTGGAGTTGAAGGACCAATGAAAAAAAACGGCAAGCCTACAAGAAAGGCGTTAGCTTTAAAAAAATGGGATTGTTAAATGACTACTAAAAGACTAACTTATGTTGACGGCAAAGCCCATTGGATTGAAATTGATAATTATTCAACGGGTACATCAAAAAAAAATGTCCTTGGAAAAGATCCGACAATTGACCAATATATTAGAGATAAAGGTGGTATTCAAAGCCACTTAGACAATAAAGTTTACACAAATAAACAAGATTATTTATCTTCTATTAAAAGAGCTGGTTGCCACATTAAAGATTATTAAAAAAATATTTGACTATTATTTATTAATTTCTATTCTGTTTTTATAATATATGTTTTATTAACAAAAAAATAATTTATGAACGATATTTTAAGAGAAAAATTACTAGAAAGTGTTGGAAAAATTGAAGATTCAAAAAATCCAATTGAAGAAATAAAGGAAGAAGTAAAGGAAGAAGTGGAGCAAGAAATTGAAGATAATACACAAAAAGAATTAGAGCCAACTGAAAATACACAAGAAGAATCAGAGGAATTAGAAAAATTAGAAGAAGAAATAAAAGAGAATATTGACAAGGGTATTGACCTAAAAAAAACTCTTAGCGGGCAACCACGAGAGTTTAGGGAAGCCGTTGAATTGATAAAAGACCCCGAAACACAAGCTAGAGTTATAGAGGCAGGCAAAATATTGCGTGCTAGAGAGGACCAAGTTAGACTTGAATTAGGGAATACAAAAAAAGAGATGGCTAATTATAAGATTTTTGATGAGTCTTTAAAAAAGAATCCACTTCAAGCAATCAAAGATTTAGCAAAATATAACAATCTTAATTTAAACGATCTAATAGAACCTGTTCAAGATGAGTACGATTATCGCACTCCTGAAGAGATAGCTAGAGACAACCATTACAAAAATATTGAGTCTAGACTCGCCCAGATTGAAAGACAGAAACAAGAAGAAACTGCTAATGTAAATGCAAGAGAAATCGAGCAATTTAAGTTGGCTAAAGATAGTAACGGTGAGATTAAATATCCTCACTTTGAAAGAGTTAGAGGAAATATGGCGGCTTTCTATATTGAAGGACATCCGCTATATAATCCTGATTTAACTCTTGAAAAAGCCTATCAAAAAGCAATAATGCTTGATGATGAGCTTGTAGAATTGAGAGATATTGAAATTGCTAGAAAAACCACGGAAAAGCGAAAAGAGGAATTAGAAAAAGCCAAAAGGCTTAAAAAATTCTCGGGAAGAACTTCAAGTGTGAATGTTGCCCCCGCTAGTCCAAGAGCTTTACTTGAAGATATTGTTTCTAAACATTTTGCTGGAGCGTTGTAAAAAACTAATATTTATAAAAATTTTTTATAACTTTAATTATTTAAATAATGCCTAATCCAAATACAAGTATTGGTCAATTACTCACTACCACGCTGGACAATTATGCTCCAACTATTATTGATAATGTGACCAATAACCATCCTTTACTCGAAAAATTAAAATCTAAAGGAAATATCATAAAAAAATCAGGTGGCGCTACTTTTCAAAAAAAGATTAGTTATGCAACTAACGGGACTGTTCAATATCAAGGCGAGTATGACACTTACAATACAACTCCTCAAGATGTAATTTCTACCGCAACTTTCGCTCAAAAAATCCTTACTGGTACTGTTACCATGACTGATTTAGAGTATGCACAAAATGCTGGTAAAGAACAAATTGTCGACTTGTTGGCTGAAAAAATGAAAGTTCTTCAAGCTTCATTGTCAAATCAAGTTGGAACTTCAATCTATGCTGACGGAACTGGTTCTGGCGGTAAAGATATTGGCGGTTTACAATTGTTAATTTCTGATGCTCCAACTTCAGGAACAGTAGGGCAAATTAACAGAGCTAATTATTCTTTCTGGCAAAATAAATTATATGATTTTTCAGTTGAATCAGTAACGGCTTCTGCTAC